CACCAGAGTTTTTATTTTTTATAACTACAAGCTGTTTACTTGGACTGAACCAAATTATTTTTTCTTCTCCTTCAGAATAATTCGACTTTGTTTTTACCATCTCGAGAACATCTTTTTCGTGAATCACTTCATATCCTGGCTTATTCAATCTTGGCAATCGACTCAAAGCATGAACTGATAATTCTTCTCCTTGCTCTCTGAATCTATCATATGCTTGTTTGGATTTAATCTTGAACTCTTGAGACCAATCTTTCTTGTCAATCTCAAGATATGTGAAAAATTTGCTTTGAACCTTTTCCCATTTCTCACTATCATTATATTTTAACTGACCAAACTTTACAAGCGATCCGATAGAATCTCCCAGAATTTCCTTGTATTTCTTATACTGAGCAATATCACTTGATGCATTTTGAATCATCTCCGGTGAAAACATAGAATTCTGTTGCTTCGAATTAGTTGCTATTCTTCCACGCATATCAAGATATATTCTCTCACGTTCCTGTTCCAGTTTCATCTTTTTAGAAAATTTAGCATATTCATTAAGCTGACCTTGGTATTTTGCTTTCATAAGCATCACTTCCTGCGGATCCGCGCCCCCATGCTGCAGCAGCTGCACTTTTTCGCGCTGTGCTCGCATTGCTGTTTCCATCTGACGCTGTCTCTGCTTTGCTTCATACAGAGTATATTTCTTGCCTGCAAATATCTTAGGTTCTGCCTCTTCCTCATTCTTTGCGTCCAACCAATCATCAGACCAATTACGCTCAGATATACCAGGAAAGAACGGATAATATGTATGATAACAGTTAGCACCCAAGAGACCCGTTACTGTTCCAAGACCACATACCGAATACAACTGTTCTTCCTTCCAAACTCTTCCCTGCCACACGGAATGAGTTGGACGTGCTCCGGCATGCCACTCAACTTCGAAATATTCTGTTCCAAGCTTTTTTGCATTGTACTCTGATATCTTTCCGGTAATTTGGCTGACTGCCGTCATGACAGCTCTCCTTGCAGCTACATCAACCCGATTGGCTCTTCCGGAGGAATAATCGATCTGTCGAAGTCCGCTATTGGTGAGCTGAGTCACAACTCTACGCAACACACTGTTGTAATCAAATGCTCCGGTCACAATATCATAGCATGCTGAATCGAGATATTTGGTGTACACCTGTGATAATGGGGTTATAACTTTCTTTCCATTCCCATAATCCAAATAGAATCCTAACGAATTCGTTACATTCTCCATATCTTCAAAACTCTGATCTATGATTGCCTCTGTAATCTGCTTGAGTTGTCCATTCTCTTCGAATGGTATGTACTCAGCATTAATCTGCTCATATATGTCCTTATTCCTGACATATTCCCAATCAATCACCTTGTCATATAACTCGAACATCTCTGGATAAGAAGCATTCAATGTCTTCTTGATTTCTCGTTCAATATCCTCTGAAGAATATCCTAAAATCCGTAGCCTATTAATCTGCCAGTCTGCTGTGCTTGTAATCTTTCCAGTCTTCTTGATCCGGCGAACAATATCCTGCATGATTCGAAGTTCTAAGTCTTGATATCTTTCAGCAATCTTACCGACCATCTGATTCTTGTAGTCATCTCGCATATCACTCCATCACCTGATTCTGTTCAGGTATCTTAGATTTTGCTGTCTCTTCGTCTTCGTTGTACCATTTCATTCTATACTCAACCAGGCTCATAACTCCCATGCTCACATCCTGCCTGTCCTGCTGCCTCTCAGATTCTTCATCAGCCAGAATTGAATCATTAAACTCACAGGTAAATTCCACTCCGGACATATAAGAGCCATTGTAAAAAGCCAGGGCGTTTACAAATCCATTCAGACATTCTTCCAGCTTGTCTTGAATCGCTGTGACACGGTTATATTTTCTTGTCTTGGAAGCAAGTACCTCTGTAGCTGTCTTATCCACTTCCTGTGCGTCAGACAGATCTCCATAGGCAAGACCGACATTAAATTCGATTTCTCGTTTGTATTCTTCCAGACCTCTTCTGAATGCTTCATCTCGCATTTCAGGAGAATACTCTTTGTACAGATCCTTATCTTTTCCATCTTCAAGATTAAGTCCTTTATACAGACGTTTCTTAAGTCTTGGAAGATAAGTGTTTCCCCCTTTTTTCTTAAGTGCTCTATCGTCCACATGGATTGCACGTTCTCCGGAATCATATTCCCAATCCAATCGCGCTCCTTGTACATCCGCTTTTCTGATCAGATTCTCTGCTGATTCATACACAGATACGCCACAGGAAGAACCATCTACTTTGTTCTCAATTGGATTTTGATAATAGCCGAAATCCATTTCAATCATGCCGGGATAAATGATCGGACCTGGAAGAATGTTTTCCCACTCTGCAACTTCATCCAAGCTGCAGCTCTGACCAATATCATTTTGGCTCTGCGAATGATAACATTTATTCTCAATTGTCAGATTCCCATTTGTAAAATAATGTCGCTCAACTCTTGTGTAGTAATTATTCTCACCAACACACTTTACAACCAGAAAAACAATGTCATTTGGAATACCGCTATCGTCAAAGCTGATTGGAATAAACTTATCTGCTGCAACATACTCTGCCTTATCCGGACCAAGTGGTCTGAGAATCATTGCTCCAAGAGCAAGACCGGTCTGCAGCTTCTTGTTCATATCCGACAGACTCTTTTGAAGAACCTTGTCCATATTGTTGTTATTCAAAATCTTGGCTTCCATCTCCACCAGAACGGAATCTGCAAATTCACGGCAGATACCTTCTTCCAGTTTCAGTGATTCTACGATATCACCGCACCAGTCCGCATTCCCAGCTAACATTCGTTTCCATTTATTGATGGCATCGATCATGGTCTGCGACAGCGCCACATCTTTGCCGATTATATTTTTAAAGGTCGTATAATTAAACATGTTCACTATCCTTCCCCATAGTCTTTTTAATCCATCAAACATCTTCCACCTCTTCTATCAGGTCTCTCATATCTCTTTCAATCGTGTATTCGAAAGCATCCAAGCTATCAATGTCAGTACTTCCATCATCCAGGCGTTCGTCCTTGTCCTTTACGTCTTTGTTCCAAACGGCATCTGAAAACGCTGTCTGCAGAGACTTGCAATCCTTTGTTATCCAAAATCTCCCTGCTCCCATCAGTCGAACTGTACAACGGATCCGGTCAAGTATTGTTGCTTTCTTCGCCTTTCGGACAACAATCCAGGGGAACTTCTTTTCTACCGCATTACGAATAGAATTGCCAAGAACAGTCTCTGCATTATCATAGTACACAGATTCAACGTTGCAGTATTCTACATAATCGCCTTGTTTTTTGATCACACTGTATTTATCAATAACCTCTTGAACAAAATCGCAGAACAGTTGATCCAGCATATTACTGTCAATGTCCTCATTCGCATCCTTTGCCATAACTCGCTTAGACATAATTCCGATCACATCCCTGTAATCATCTGTGTAACCTCTGGCCACAAAAGAATGACCGGATTGATTACCGCCAAAGTCAAGTCCAATCTCTATCGATACAGTATCGTCCTTTTTAAATTGCTTATGCTCCGGATCATCTGTCAGCTCTTCCACAATTTCGCACTGGAACTTCTCAGGATTATCTGCAAATCGCTTATAAATAGCACCCTCTGCCCTCTTCCAGAGACCAAGAATAAGACGGTCATAATAGATAGTCCCCTCATACTCCTTACAGAGCTGCTCAACAAATTCTGAAGGAAGAAATGGATTATCAAAAATCGTGTATCGTTGCAGATAAATGTCTAATTCATCGTTATCTAAAAACTCTTTTAACCAGTGTGTTGGATGCTCTGGGTTGCAGGATCCATCAAAACATGAATACGGCTTATCAAGTCGTGATTTCAGCATCTGGAACACTTCCTTGTTCCATTTTGCGACCTCATCACCGTAGCAATACTTAATACTAGCCCCCTGAATCTTTGCTACCTGACTGACCTTCTCAGCACCTAGGCAATACACTTCATCTCCACAGATATGAGCCACATTTCGGTTATTGATCTGTCCAATTAGTTTATCTGTATAAATCTCACGCATTGGCTGCAGCACATTTCGTTCGATAGATTCCTTAGATACTCCAAGGATAATATTAAGTCCTGGCTTACCAATTCTCTCCCGGATACGAAAAGGAACAACAAAAGCCGTATCAACATATGATTTTCCCGAACGTACTGCTCCGGATTTGATATTCCATCTATGAGTTGCGTTCACGATGTACTCATTCTGTTTCTTGCTTAATTGCATTGTCCCGCACCTCTTTCAGAATCTGATCCAGCCGATCAAGCGCCTCATCATTCTCATTTTCACCTGTGATAGCTTCTTTTCTTGCCTTGATCAGCTCTGTATCTGCTTTCTTGTTCTCAATATCTTCCTCAGCTCTGCCACTCTGGCCAGAATACTGCGCCACAAACTTCGCTGCCTGCGTATCTCCTGCCAATGCCATCTTGATCTGAGCCATAAGCAAAGCCGATTCCAGAGTGCACTCAACACCAAGCGACTCTAAAACCGGCTTCCATTCTTCATTATCTATTTCCGCAGTAAGCAGCAGGTTCAACGTCTTCCGGAAGTCTGCCTTCCTACGTCTCGCCCGACCACTTGCTTTCCCTGCTGTTTTTGCTAATTCCCGGCGTTCCTCCGGAGTTCGATTGTCATTCGCATCTCTTATGTTTTCATAACCTGCCACTTCACCACCTTCCATTCCTGTTTATTATTGATGAACCATATAGGAATCGAACCTACGACATTTCGCTTATGAGGCGAATGTTCTACCACTGAACTAACGGTCCGGGTTTAAAGATAAGAAAAGCACCCAGGAGGGTGCTATGATTCTAATCAATTTTCTTTGATTATCATAATATACTTTTTCATTGATAATTTTCTCTAATTATTCATTTCATGATTTTCTTCCCAATACAGTAATTGCTTTTTATAATCATACACATCTATTTGCATAGCAACCGTAATTAACACAATACAAAATAGGCTTGTTAAAAAAATTCCAATTCCAACTTTTAAAGAATAGAGAAAAAATATAAAAGGAATGTACAATCCCATAAAAATGTTACTGATTGCTTCACTTATATAAAGCCGTTTTTCCAGATCTTTTTTACTATTTATACTTTTACATTTCACATGGAAGTCATGCATCATTATTACAGCAATAACCGAAAGAACTACAAATCCCAAATATACACAACACATAAAATTCCCCTCCGCATTTATTATATTTTCTATAATATCTCTTTTTCCACTATTATACAACACAAAACACCCGCACATCACTGTGCGGGTGCCTCTTAGGTTTTATATACGGGAAGACGAGCCGCAGGAATTCAGCCTTTGGCTCAAGTGTTATTGTACATGAGAATCAGGGGAATGGCGGGACACTTTCAAAAACCGATCAATTTTCTTGCCCACACCACTTCTGCTCATATGCACTTTCTTTGCGATATCCTCTAACCTCACGCTTTTACGTCCATCGATATAGTACTTTCTGAATATCCGGCGCGTAAGACTATCCGGTATCTCATCCACGAACTGCTCTACCTCTTCGCACTCTTTCTCCAGGCGTTTCTTTCTCCGTAGATCACGATCCTGAAGTCTTTCATACTTCTTCTGATCAAACCCAACAACACTCTGTGGCATCGGATACCCTGTACTGTAATCGAATACAACATCATTCCCGATCATCGTGTCGGATTTCCAGCGATTGTTCAGAACATAATCTAGTTCCAAAATCTCCATCTTGTTACTTCTGTATGCTTCCAGTCTTTCCTTTGTCATTGTCTCCAATGGTATCACTCCCTATCTTGTATTTTCTGGCTATATATCCAGTAACATCTCCATGCCACAACTGCTGCCCTTGTGTTTCAATCAGCTTTCCTGCTTGGTATGCCGGACGGTGAAAGTCTTTGCTGGCTTTCGGATCTGTAACCATATCAGTGAGTTCACCATAATGGTTCTGCATATTCGCCCTGACTTCTGCCGGAGATTTTCTTGTGTCTGTGCTTCGTTTCAAGTGTTATCACGCTCCTTTTCCTATTTAGGACATAAAAATACCAACCACCGAATATTGATGGTTGGTATTTTTAAAAATTAAATGTAATGACTGTCATAATTATTGATACTAAAATCCCAGCTATTCCAACTAAAATTGATATTTTATTATTTCTTTCATTTTTCTTTACATCTATTGTAAGACGAATAAATTCATTCTCTGTTCTTTTTATAATATTTCTTACAACAATTTCATTTGCGTCAATCTTACTAAGATCATGTAAAATATCTTGTTGATATTTTTCACACTTGTTAAATGGATTTTGCTTTTCTAGTTGATCCCTCGCATTTTTTAGTATACTTCCATATTCTTTTAACGGGGATAACCTTCCACTATCAATCCTAAATATAATTGCATCTAACCATAATACAACGTTAGGGAAAAATTTTTCTATATGAGCATCTTCTTGAACATATCCATCGTAAAATCTCTCAATTTCTTTTGAAATAATATTAATATCTTGTTTATCATTCGCTTTGCATATATTTGCTAATGCTTTATATGATGTTTTTATATATACTGCCTTATTATTGTAACTAAGGTATATAAAAGCTCCAATAACAAATACAAAATAGACTATAATTATAATTAAAATAAAAGCTTCCATACATGATTACCTCGTTTATTATAATATAAAATTATACCATCCAAACCATCAATATTCAATTGTCAAGGTACAATCTCTAACAGTTCAATAGTATGATTATTCTTTTTCTCCAAGAAATTTATTAATAAAATACTGCTGCCCCTTTCCAGTAACTTTAGTCGTCTTATTGATTTGTACAGAGCCATCTGGTTTTTGTGCCGTACTTTCTTTTACTTCAAACAATTTTAATTCCGTACTTTTCTGTGTAGGCATATTCCAATCTGATCCTTTTCTCTTAATCAGGAATCCATTGTTACGCATCCAGTTAAATAACCTCTTCTGCCCCATATCAATACCATTCTGTTTTAGTAATTTTGCTAAATCACCAATGAGAATTGATGTCTAACTTGACTGCTGCCTCTTTTCTCGTCAATCTTCTAATCTTTCTTAGATACTTCAGACGGTTTCCTGTTGTTCCTACCGGTCGTAATATAACCATTGTAATCAATCCCTCCTTTCACGTCCCATGCGCAAATGTCACAATCTTCAGGACATACATTTGCTTTTATTGCTCTTTCGCACATCTCCATTTTTGTTCTTATATCTTCCTCATAGTCCTTTATGATTCCGAGTTTCCTCAAAACCTTATAAAACAATGACCTTTTTCTCACGTCTATTTTTCCTTTCCGTCGTTCTTTCCATTTCCGCAGCCACTCAAGCTGTTCTTGATCCTCTTGTTCTTTCCTTGTCATTTATTTTTTCCTCCACTTCATCCACCTTTTGCATTTTCTTGATATATTCGCGAACTGTCCGGATCGTTGAAAGCACTCCATCATAAAAAGGATCGATTCTTTCATGCTCTGCAATTGTTGCTTTTGTTTCCTCTTCTGCCTGATCCAGCCAGTCAACCAAATCTTT